GTGAGGTCGATGTCGGTCGGCGGTCGGCGAGTTTTTTGATCATGGACCGGCTGGCCCACCCCACCCCCACCCGTCTTTTCTATTCGCGTGACCTGCACAAACGCGGTCGGCTGCTCGACGGTGGTCGTTTTTCCCAGCGCATCTATGGTGGCGGATACCCCCACGGGGCCGCGTGACGGGGTAGACTCTACGTAGGAGACCCCGCGACGGCGGGCACCGTCCGGGGTCGTGGCCGACTGCTAGGGAGTCGACATGGTGGATGCTACCCGTGCGCGCTCGCATACGCGCAAGTCGCCGCGACGGGCGCCGCGGTTGTCCAAGGTCACCAACGCGCGTGACGCGCTGACGGACTTCGACCGGGGTATGGAGACGTACTGTCTGACGTTCGGGCAGTTTTCGCTGATGGATGCGGTCGAGGCGATCCTGGACAAGACGGGTCCGGCCGATGTGGTGATCTCGACGTGGACCGCGGGCGGGGCTGACCTGTCGCGGTCGGCGGAGTCGCTGCGCAACGGCGCGATCCGGTCACTGCGGATGCTGGTGGACTGCTCGTTCGGGCAGCGGCAGCCGGGCTATCTGGCGCAGTGCCGGGAGCTGTTCGGCGATGATGCGATCCGGTCGACGCGCACGCACGCGAAGTTCGCGGTGATCCACAACGAGACGTGGCGCGTGGCGGTGCGCACGTCGATGAACCTGAACGAGAACCCGCGACTGGAGGCGATCGAGGTGTCTGACGATCCGTCGCTGGCTGGGTTCCTGCTGGAGGTCGTGGACGAGATCTGGCGCGAGGAGGCCCCGGGAGACTTCCGCACCAAGTCGCGGCCGGTGCTGGCGGGTATGGCGTCGGTGACTCCGCAGGCGTCGGTGTCGATGTCGCGGGGTGTGTCCACGGGGGTGCGGTGAGCGCGCCGGAGCATCTGGCGGCCGGCGCGCGGGCGGTGTGGGACGAGGTGACGTCCGCGCACGACGACCCGGCGCGCATCGAGGGGCCGGACCTGGAGGCGTACTGCGTGCAGGTGGCGCGGATGCGTGACGCGCAGGCGCGCATCGACGCTGAGGGTCTGGTGGTCGCCGACGAGAAGGGGCGGCCGGTGCCGCATCCGGCGGTGGCGCTGGAGAAGGCGGCGCAGGCCGAGGTCCGCGCGTGGGGCGACCGATTCCGGCCGCGTCGGCGTCGGTGAGGTGATCGTGGTGGACGTGGTGCAGGCGGCGGCCGGTGGTGACCGACTGGAGGCGCTGCGGGCGGTGCGTGACCGGCTGGCCGATGAGCTGGACCAGGCGCAGGGCCGTGACGTGGCGCCGATCGCGCGGGAGCTGCGGGCGGTGCTGGACGCGTTGGAGTCCGCCGAGCCGGTGAAGGGGGGCAGCAGGTTCGATGAGCTTGCAGCTCGCCGAGCGGGTCGGCTCGCAGACGCCGCGGGTGATGACCGCGCCGCCGGGGGACGAGACAGCCGGTGACGAGGCTGTCGACCTGGCCGACATCGCCGGCCTGAGGCTGGATGAGTGGCAGCGTCTGGCGCTGGTCACGGGGATGCGTCAGTCGGGGCGCCGGTGGTCGGCGAGCCGGGTCGGTGTGTGGGTGCCGCGTCAGAACGGCAAGGGCGCGATCATCGAGGCGCGGGTGCTGGCGGGGTTGTTCCTGCTGCGCGAGCCGCTGATCATCTGGAGCGCGCACCGGTACAACACGGCGCAGGAAGGGTTCCTGCGCATCCGCACCCTGATCGAGCAGACGCCGGACCTGGACCGGCAGGTGCACCGGTACTGGACGGCGGCCGGCGAGCAGGGCATCTCGTTGAGGGGTGGGCCGCGGCTGCGGTTCCTGGCCAGGTCGCGCACCAGCGGCCGGGGCTGGGGTGCTCCGTGTGTGGTGTGGGACGAGGCGCAAGAGCTGACCGCCGAGCAGGTGGCGGCGATGCTGCCGACGATCAGCGCGCAGCCGGATCACCAGGTGTGGGCGTTCGGCACTCCGCCGACTGACCCGGCGGCGTGGTGCTACGGGTTGCGTGAGGACGGCGAGGCGGGCCGGCCGCGGCTGGTGTGGCTGGACTGGGGCGGGCCGGAGAGTCTGCTGGAGGACCGGCAGGCGTGGACCGACCGCCAGGTGTGGGCTGAGACCAACCCGGCGCTGGGCACGCGCATCTCGCCGGAGACGGTCGAGGACGAGCACGGCCCGTCGGGTCTGGGTGATGAGTTCGTGCACGAGCGGCTGGGTGTGTGGCGGCTGCGTGCCGGTGACGGGTCGACGATCGTGCCGGCTGACTTGTGGCAGTCGCTGGCGGCGCCGGATGCGGACCGTCCGGGCGACGTGGCGTTCGCGCTGGTGGTCAACCGTGACCGCACCCGGTCGGCGATCGGCTGGGCGGGTCGCGGCGAGGATGGTGTGATGCTGCTGGGTCTGTCGGACTGGCGCGCGGGTACGGCGTGGGCGGTGGACCGGCTGGTGGAGCTGCGGTCGCGGTGGTCGCCGGTGGGTGTGTCCGTGTCGACCCGGTCGGAGGCGCTGCTGCTGGACCTGGAGAAGGCGGGTCTGACGGTGGCGGCTGATCCGGACGAGCCGGGACGGGGTGACCTGGCGGTGCCGAGCGCGGCCGAGGACGCGCGGGCGTACGGGCTGTTTGTGGACGCGGCGCGTGGCGAGACGCTGCGGCACACCGATGAGGCGCCGGTGAGCACGGCGTTGGCGCAGGCGCGCACCCGGCCGTCGGCTGGTGGTGTGACGTGGGATGACCGGGTGGGCGAGGTGGCGCCGCTGCGGGCGGTGTGCCACGCGCTGTGGCTGTGGCAGGCGCGGGCGCATCTGGTCAGCGAGGACTTCGACCCGGCGGAGCAGATCTTCTGAGGGGGCGACGTGTCGACGTTTGTGCAGGGGCTGTACGGCACGCACCTGGCCAAGCCTGCCCGCGTGCGTCGTCGCCGGGCGCGCTGGTCGGCGCTGCTGGGTCTGCTGGCGGCGGCGGCGGGTCATGTGGCGCGTTTGTCGGTGGCGGTGGGTCGTTTGCTGCCGGGTGTGGGCGCGGCGGCGGCGTTCGTGGTCGGCGGGTTTGTGCTGTCGCCGTGGGTGGGTTGGGTGGTGCTGGGTGTGGTGTTGCTGGCGTTGGACCGGCGTATCGCTGGCGACGTTGAGGCGCCGTCGTGAGTGTGTTCTTCCGGGATCGTCCGCGGGGGGTTGAGGCGCGGCAGTGGGTGCCGCGGCCGTTGTCGGAGCTGGTCGGCTTGTTCCGGCAGAGCTACGACAACGTGGATCTGAGCACGGCGGAGAACAGCCTCCAGTCGGTGGCGGTACGGTCGGCGGTGGACCTGCTGGCGTCGATGGCGTCTGAGCTTCCGGTGGATGTGTTCAGCGGTACCGGGTCGGCTCGGCGTGAGCGGCTGATGCCGGGCTACCTGGAGGACCCGGACGGGTCGGGGCAGGGGCTGCCGGACTGGTGCTACCGGGTGATGGTGAGCTGGCTGCTGCGCGGCAACCTGTACGGCAACGTGCTCGACGCGAGCGGGAGCGGGATGCTGCGGCAGGTGGACATCTTCCACCCGGACCGGGTGCACCCGCAGATCGAGAACGGCGCGGTGACGTGGCTGCACGACGGCCGCGAGGTTCCTCGGATGCTGCACCGCCGCGTCAACCCGGTGCCGGGCTGGCTGCTGGGGCTGTCGCCGGTGGCGTACCACATGTGGACGATCGGCCTGTCGTTGACGGCGACCCGGTTCGGGATGCAGTGGTTCCAGGACGGCGCCCACCCTGGCGGGATCCTGCGGCAGACCGAGAAGTCCATCGGTGAGGATCAGGCGAAGTCGGCCAAGGACCGTTTCATGGCTGCCCTGCGGGGCACCCGGGAGCCGGTGGTGCTGGGTAAGGGTTGGGAGTGGAAGCAGCTGCAGGTGAACCCGGAGGAGTCCCAGTTCTTGCAGACGCAGGGGTTCAGCGCGGCGGAGTGCGCCCGCATCTTCGGTCCGGGAATCGCCGAGATTCTGGGCTACGGCGGCGAGGGGTCGAGCCTGACCTACGCCAACGTGGTGGACCGGGATCTGCACGTGTTGAAGTACGCGCTGAACCGGTGGCTGCGCCGGCTGGAGCGGCTGTTGTCTGAGTTCCTGCCCCGGCCGCAGTACGTCCGCTTCAACCGGGACGCGTTGCTGCAGACCAATACCACGCAGCGGTTCGCGGCGTACGCGACCGCGCTGGATAAGCGGTTCCTCACGGTCAACGAGGTGCGGGACCTGGAGGACATGCCGCGGGTGGAGTGGGGCGACGAGCCGAACCCTGTTCCAGGTGCGGCTAGCTACGGCGGCGACGCGGGTGGAGACGAGCCCGAGAACGAGGGGGACCAGCGATGAGGTCCATGCGAGGTCTGCACGTGATCCGTGGCGGGGCGCCGGGGGCGACGCTGACCGACCGGCCGGTACGCGCCGACGGAGACGGCACGGAGCCGGCGGACGGTCGGATCGGCACGCTCGTGGTGGACTTTTCCCGGTTCGGCACCTGGTACGAGATCGACTCGTGCTGGGAGGGCCGGTTCCTGGAGCGGGTGCAGCGCGGCGCGTTCCGCAAGACGATGGCCGAGCGTGGCAGTCAGGTCCGGGTGATGTTCAACCACGGGTTCGACATGTTCCTAGATCAGAAGCTGCTGAGTGTCCCGGAGGTCATCGAGGAACGCCCCGAGTCCGCACACCTTGAGGGACCGCTGTTCCGGGGCACACCGGAGCTGATCGTGGAGGGGTTGCGCGCCGGCGCCTACGGGTCGTCCTTCATGTTCGAGGTGCTCGGCGAGACGTGGAATCGGGAGCCAGAGAAGTCGGCGGCGAACCCGGAGGCGTTGCCGGAGCGGACCATCACCGAGGTGCGGCTGTTGGAGGCTGGGCCGGTGACGTGGCCGGCGAACCCCGACGCGACTGCTGGTCTGCGCTCTGGTGTGGACTGGCTGGCTGAGCAGGTCGCCAAGCGTGACCAGGACAGGTACGACGAGATGCAGCGTTCGTTCGCTGCGTTCCGGGCTCTGCACGGGCTCGACACCCCGCGCCGCGGGGCCGTCACCCAGGACGAGCCCAACCCGGGTACGCCGGCATCCGACGACACGTCGGACCGCCACGTCGAGGGGGTCAGCGCTGCCGCGCGCAAGCGGCGGCTCCAACTCATCGGCATGGCGAGGAGATAACCATGGCACAGATCACGGTCCGGGTCGGCGAGACCGAGCGGACCATCGAGGAGGCGCGTACCCGGCTGGAGGAACTGGAGGCGGAGATGCGCGCCATTCACGAGGAGGCCGGAGACGGCGACCTCGACGACGAGCAGCGTTCCACGTGGGAGACGCTCGACGCCGAGTGCAACGAGCTTGCGGTCGCGACCCGCAAGGCCGAGCGGCGGCAGCGGCTGGCCGAGTCGCGCGCCAAGTGGGGCACCGTCCAGGTGGGTGGCCGCAAGGAGGACCCGTTCGACGCCGACGTGCGCACCATGCAGGACAACCAGGTGCTCAGCCGGGCGCGGCAGGTCCTGGATGACAAGGATCTGGCTGGGCATCTGCGCGACGACCAGCGTGAGCAGGTGGAGCGGGTGATCCGCACCCGGTCCGGCGACCTCGATGGTGACCTGGTGGCGCGGCTTCTGCTGGCCACCCAGCAGCCGGCGTACCGTAGCGCGTTTCAGAAGTACGCCAGCAACTCGACCGCGTTCACGCAGGAAGAGGCGCGGGCGGTCGAGCAGGTGCGGCTGGTCAAGCGGGCGCTGTCTGTGGGCGGTTCGATGGGCGCGGACGGCGGATTCGCGGTGCCGGTGCTGATCGACCCGACGATCATCACAACCGCGCAAGGGTCGATGAACGACATCCTGCGGCTGGCGCGGGTGGAGACGATCACCAACGACACGTGGCGTGGCATCAGCTCGGCCGGTGTGACGTGGAAGTTCGACGCGGAGGCGGCGGAGGCAACCGACAACGCGCCGAAGATCGCGCAGCCTGAGGTGCCGACACACCGCGCCGACGGGTTCATCCCGTTCTCGATCGAGATCGGGATGGACTGGCCGGGTTTCGCCGAGTCCATGTCGATGCTGCTGGCTGAGGGCTACTCGGAGCTGCTGGCGGAGAAGTTGACCACGGGCACCGGGGTGAACCAGCCGTGGGGGTTGGTGGCGCGTCTCGACACCGTGACCACGTCGGAGGTTGCGGTCGATGCGGGCGGTGTGCTCGGCGCTAGCGACGTGTACGGGCTGTGGGCGGCGCTGCCGCAGAAGTACAGGCGGCAGATGTCCACGGCGTGGCTGAGTTCGACGGACGTGCAGAACACGATCCGGCAGCTCGGCACGGTCGACCCGAACTTCTCGGTGAACATCACCGAGGAGGCGATCCCGCGGCTGTTCGGCAGGCAGTACCCGATGAACGACTACATGCCGGACATGCCGACGGGTTCGGGCAGCGAACCGGTGCTGGTGGTCGGCGACTTCCGCGGGTTCGTGGTGGCGCAGCGGGCGGGGATGACCGTGGAGTTCATTCCGCACCTGTTCGACAGGACGAACAACCGGCCGACCGGGGAGCGCGGATGGTTCGCGTGGGCGCGTGTCGGCAGCGGCGTGGTGAACCCGAACGGGTTCCGGCTGCTCGTCAACACCACCTGACAGAGTCCGATCTCGCGCGGCGGGTGTGCTCAGCCCGCACCCGCCGCGCGTCCCATCCTGGCTGAGAGGAGAAGACTGTGAAGTACGCGCGAATCACCGGCGCGGTGCGCTGGTCTGGCGGAACGACGATCCTGCACGAGGGTATGTCGGCCGACGACGACCATCCGCTGGTTCGGGAGCGGCCGGACCTGTTCGTGGACCTCGCCCCTGGTGCGGCCCTGTCGGTGCCACGCCATCGGGTGGAGCGTGCGACGCGGGCGCCGGGCGAGCTGCGGGACACCCCGCGGCAGGGTCGGGGCCGCCCACGCAAGCTGGCCGAGGC